GGTGCCTACTGTGAAGATTATAAGCCGCCTGTGTTGGAATACATGGATTTGGAAAAGTTTGCCGAATTGGTTGAACAGGATCTAATCAAAAGACTCCTGTTAAAAACAGGCAGTAAGACAGACCTCAAAAATTAGGAGATACGCGATGATCAGTATTAAAGATTTTATGGAAACGGTTAAATATCGGTTGACCGAAGGATCTGATTATCAGTGGGCCTGTTTTGGACCAGACGCAAACTCACTGGACAGTTGGAATGGCGATAATGATACTGGATATTCAGCTAGCATCATATTTGACACCAAAACACAAGAGGTGTACGAGGCTACTACCTTTGATTACAAAAGGAATCGGGCTTATCGTTTACTACACCCCGAATATAAACAGGCCTATCTTGATGAAGCCAAAGTTAGGAACATTGATCCCAACGTGGCGTGCGATGACATTAAGTACGTAGATTTGGATGTGGATCAAGACTTTTTGGAAAAGACCTGTGCTATTGTAGCCGGCGAGGACTATTCTACAAAGGTAATGATTGAAATTGACCTAGACCATGACATACTTTATGCTGCCATGCTAGCTGCTCACGAAAAGGATATCACATTGAATCAGTACGTAGAAGAAGCATTGCAACATGCGGAATGGTCAGAGAAGTGGTAATAGGATAAATCGGTAATCTGCCGGTTGATACAAACTTAGTTTAGTAGTATACTTAAGAGAAGTACACAGGAATAATGTCATGATCTATTTTGGCTTCTCGTTAAATAACCCAGTTTGGACAAATCGTTTTAAGACTTTTTGGAGTCGTGTTTGGTCTGTGACCAAAAATAAAACATTGGAAATTGAAGTTTATCGTAGTCATACGCTAGTAGGCTTTAGTTTTACATTTGCGCCATTTGGCAGAGACCACGGTGGATTTAGTTTTGATATTGAATTGTTTGGGTATGCACTTGACTTTCACTTTCATGACAATCGCCATTGGGATCCTGATACTAATACTTGGCAAACACAAGACACAATAGGAGAATAGAATATGTCGATTTTTGCTTCCTTGCTACCTAACGAAAATAAAGACGCGCCGCTTACTAAGCGCGTAACAAAGATTATGGAAAACTATGCCCTCATGGATACCCCATTCACCGAAGAAGTTTGCGACCGTATTATGGCAGACACACTCGCCGAGTTTGGAGAAAGTGCGGCTGCTAGAGTAATGATTGATACTGACACTAATGAGATTGAAATTACTGTTCCCGATCTTACCGGCAAGCCTATGGTATTTTCATCACTAAAACTATTCAAACGTTAATCATGACACAGTGGACATTGAGCATGAATAATGATGGTTGGTTATTAACAGATACCAAATATTGGTTCTATGGTCCATTGACAATAGAAAAGGTACAGGATTAAATGGAAAAGATTTGGTTTACTTCTGACAATCACTTTGGTCATAAGAACATCAAGAATTTTTGCCCTAACACTCGCAAGGGTGCTACTGTGGAAGAAATGGATCGTTTAATGATTGAAATGTGGCAGGCACAGGTTGCGCCAGAGGACCATGTGTATACACTTGGCGATGTGTTCTTCTGTGACGCAACCCGAGCTAGGTCCATCATGCGGCAGCTACCTGGCCAAAAGCACCTAATTTACGGTAACCATGACAAGGTCATCAAGAGCAACAAGGATCTGCGCGATATGTTTGTCGCAGTGCATGATTATCATGTCCTGCGTATAGACGGCGTGAAAGTTGTTCTGTTTCATTTTCCTATCTGGGAGTGGGATCAGATGCATCGCGGGTCGTACCACTTATTCGGGCATGTTCATGGTAACGCAACTGTACCGGGACGAGCAGTTGATGTTGGTATCGACGGAGAGCTATCTTCTGGCGATATGAGCCTGTATTCTTGGGAAAGAGTGCGTGAGCATCTCTCTAAGAAAGAAGTTCGACCCCATCACAATAAAGCCTCAATGTAGGAGATTAAAATGAAGATTTGGATTAAGAAGTGGTTTCCGTTGTTTATTGCAATTGCGTCATTAATATTCGCACTTCTCAATACGCTTGTTGATGAAGCCGGAGTTGCATCTGGGTTTTATATAGCATTTGCTGGCTGGATGATTGTATTTGCTAATGAGTGAAGTTGCACATTTTTTCTTAGATGAGGGCAATCTTATTAAGATACGGTTGCCCTTTAATTCTAAGTTTATAAAACACTTTAGAAAGAATACCTATAATACCTACGTTTGGAATAGACAGGAAAAGGTATATCAAACACCATTCAGCACGTATGCTTTTAAGTTTGCAGCAAAGGATTGTACTAAGTTTTTTGAGATCAGTTACTGCGATAAATTAAAACCAATTATTGAATTTACTGATTCAATCAAAGATTGTATCTTTGAACCTACGCTGGTTAGGTCCGGTAATTTTTATTATATCGTTGGCAGTAATGAGTCACTCCATGAGCAGATTAAAGATATGGCATTGGATGATTCTATGCAATCATTGTATGCTTGTTCGTTGCTTGGAATAAAGGTGCATGAAGATATTTTAGCTAATAATTTACCCAAACAGTTTGCAGCAAGTAGAACTTTTAGAATAAGTAAAGATATGGTACCACTAGTGCGAGATTGGCTAAGAATGTTAGAAATACAAAATATTGTTATGTCGCCGCGGTTTGGTTCTGATGTAAAAAATTCACTAAACATTCAAGCAAGCTATGTGATAGACCAACTTAATAAGGCTAGTTTTTCAATAATTATCCCTAAAAATAGAACACAACTTCATACTAATATTCGGGACAATTTGGCTGGTAAAAGATTTGTGTACTTTTCTACTAAACTTGAAGATCAATATGAAGTTGCCAACAACATTAATGCAGATAAGGTAGTCGTTCTCGACTTTTAATATGGCTACATGTAAAATAATAATTAAAGACGAAGTTAATGCTAAGATAGAGGGTCTAGAACTGGACGCTAGACGAGCGTTAATGAAAAAGTTTGAGTTTGAAATACCCGGCGCAAGGTATCTACCCGCAGTGCGATTGGGTAGATGGAATGGTAAAATCAGTTACTTTAGTCTAGCCGGTAGTACATATATCAATCTACTAGAACAAATCATTCCCGTACTGGATAGTTACGGTTATGACATTGAGCTAGAAGATTTACGTACATACACTACTACATTCAATTTTGATGAAGTGTCCTCGGAATCATTCGCTGACCGAACTTGGCCAGTAGGGCATCCCAATGCTGGACAACCTATCACTCTGCGAGATTACCAAGTAGAACTTGTCAACCACTTTTTGGCCAATCCACAGTGCTTGCAAGAGATTGCCACAGGTGCAGGTAAGACAATCATGACTGCGGCTCTTAGTAAAAGCGTAGAAAAGTATGGTAGATCAATTGTCATTGTACCAAACAAAAGTTTGGTAACACAAACTGAAGAAGATTATGTCAATCTTGGATTAGACGTTGGTGTTTATTTTGGTGATCGCAAAGAATACAATAAGACTCATACTATTTGCACTTGGCAGTCATTGAACAATCTACTAAAGAACACTAAAGCCGGTGAAGCAGATATTCCTATTAGAGAATTCATTGAGGGTGTGATTTGTGTCATGGTTGATGAAGTTCATCAAGCAAAAGCCGATGCTCTTAAAACATTGTTGACTGGGGTGTTTAGTCATGTTCCTATTCGTTGGGGATTGACCGGTACTATTCCCAAAGCCGAATTCGAGCGAACTTCACTTCTAGTAAGTTTAGGTCCTGTTATAAACAAACTTGCCGCAAGTGAGTTGCAGGATATGGGAGTATTAGCTAGGTGCCATGTAAACATTATTCAATTAAAAGATAATGTTGGATTTTCAAATTATCAGAGTGAATTGAAACATTTGCTTGAAAACAAAGAACGTCTAGACAAGATAGCCCAATTAATCAATAAGATCAGCGATACTGGCAACACTTTAGTACTGGTAGATAGGGTAAATGCAGGTAAGGAAATTATCAGTAGACTTTCCGATGCGGTTTTCGTTAGCGGCGAAACTAAGCTAACCGAAAGAAAAGAAGAATATGACGAAATCAAAACAAGCACGAACAAGATATTGGTTGCTACTTACGGTGTTGCCGCTGTTGGAATTAATTTGCCTCGGATTTTTAATCTGGTGCTTATTGAGCCCGGAAAATCATTTGTTAGGGTTATTCAAAGTATTGGGCGCGGAATAAGAAAAGCCGAAGATAAGGACGAGGTGATGATTTGGGATATTACAAGTGACTGTAAGTTTGCCAAACGTCATCTTACTCAAAGAAAGGTCTTTTACAAAGAAGCACTCTACCCGTTTAGTATGGAAAAGTTGAGCTATTGACTCTTGGCTAAAAATAGCATATAATAGAAAAATGCACATACTTACATTAGAAAATAAATTTTATAACCTAGAAACTCTTCCTGAAGAGATTGATGACCTTAGATTTGCCATTCTTGACAATTCAAATCCAAGTGCAGTTGATTATCATTATATTCCGCTGATCTTTTTAGAATCATTTAATGCTCCTGCACTAGTATTAAAAGTAGGGGACTTTAAACTTAAGATGCCGTTAGATTGGCAAATCTTAATTGGTGAAAGTGAACACGGTGATTTAGAAACACTGCCACTAACTAGCCTAAATGATAGAGGATTTAACGCATTTGAGTTTAATCCGCTATCAGCATTTTCCCCAACTTTCTTGCCCATTGAGATAGTAGACATATATAATGAGGTAACTTGGTATGCACCTAGACTTAGAAATGGACAGTTCCTATGCGTTCCATTAGGAGAAGGTTACAAACCCAAATGCATTTACTTTGTTAAAGAGATTAGTAGAAACTGTGAAATTGTAGATTACAATCAGGTGTTTTAATATGAAGTGGTTTGATAAGTGGTTTTCTAGAAAGTGTAGACAGGCTTGGCAAAATAGTAACACTGCACAAATACCTACATCTATAATAGATACTAGTTTGAGATCGAATGGTCTAAACTTCACATTTTATACTGCTAACGGTGGTTATGTCATAGAGTATCACACATTTAACCTCGAATCAGATAGTAGCTATCATTCTCTGCATATCATCACTAAAGATCAAGATTTAGGAGAAGGCATTGCTCATATTATTACATACGAGATGTTAAAGAAGTAATGGCAAAGAAGAAAGCATCAGCAGCGGACGAAAAACTTGAACAAGTTGAGTTCAGCTTGTTTGAAGCCATTGCAGCCTGTGATCGTAAAGACTACGACTGGTGGGACAAACTGACCGCAGAGCAGCAAAAGAAGTTTCATCCATATGTAATGTTAACCTTTCTAAGTTCAGTAAAAGCAAATAGAGCGTTGCAAGAATTCCATGTTCTTAGTGTCAACGAGATGGCTAACAAGTATGTGCTGAACGAAGTAGTGAGTAAGCATCCCAAGTTGCAGTGGTTGATGTTGTGTGCTTCCACATTAGGTAGAGGTAAACAATATCACCAATGGATTCCTAGTCTGCGACCCAAAGTAACTAAACTACAAGAAGCCGCTACTCAAAAAGAAATTAGTGAATATTATGGTAAGTTGTATCCCAATGCCGATGCAAGTTTAATCAAAGAAATTTCGGAAGAATACGTCAGTCAACATAAACGTAAAGTTTATTTGTCTAAACACTTCCCCAATCTAAAGATTGAAGATATCGAACTCCTCAATAGTCTGGTAACCAATGAAGAAATCGAAAAATACGAAAGAGACCTTGGAAACTAAGCATAGTTGTGAATTTTGCAACCGCAGTTTCGTAAGAGAATCTACTCTAATGAGTCATCTGTGTGAGTATAAACACCGATGGATGAACAAGGACGCGCATGGAAATCGTATTGGGTTTCAAACTTGGTTGCAGTTCTATACTAAGAATAGCCCAAGCACTAAAAAGCGAACATATATGGACTTTATAAAGAGTCCATATTACACCGCATTTCTTAAATTTGGTAACTATTGTATTGATGTGAATGTCATAAACATTCCCAGATATGTGGATTGGTTATTAAAGAATCAGATTAGTGTTGACTCTTGGAATACTGATACGAACTATACAAAGTTTATTATCGCATATCTTAAGGAAGAAAATCCGTTTGACGCAATTGCTAGAAGTATTGAAACTACTATTGCACTAGCAGAGAAAGAAAGAATTCAAACTAAAGATAGTCTGCGTTACGGCAACAAGAATCGTATATGTCATGAAATCACAGCTGGCAGAATTAGTCCATGGATGCTTTATCATAGCGGAAGCGGGAAAGAGTTCTTGTCTACGCTAGATGAGATGCAAGTTAAACTGGTTATTGACTATATTCAACCTGAGCAGTGGGCTATTAAGTTTAGACGAGATCCGGCAATTGTACCCCAAGTACAGGAACTGTTAGCCGCCGGCGGCTATTAAAATGGTCAATGTTCCTTCAGACTTTCAAGATTATGACGATGACGATCCTAATATTGAATTTAGGCGTGCCAGAGTAAAATACTGGTGTGCGCTTAAAGTATTGGGTAAAGAGTTTGCAGACATAGAGGATAGTTCCCAATGGGAAAACTTTGTATATTGGGTAGAAGATAAGTATGGGTTCAAAGTGATTTTTCATTCGGGAAATGAACCGGCAATTACAGATATGTACACTATCACAGATGAAGCCAAATTTGTTTTCTTTAAGCTAAAATACCTGTAAACTGTTTAAGTTATGTTAGACTTTCACTTTAGATATGCACCTCATGATACTTGGCAAGATTACCTTTATCAGATTGGAAAAAGGTGTATGCCAGACACAGCATATACCGCAATGCAGAAAAAATATCCCGGAGACTATACGCTACAGCAAAGATATGATAGTGATCTAGGTGGTTACTATTATACCATGCATTGGGAAAATGAAGCAGGTAAAACTTTTTGGTTATTGAAGTACTCATGAAATGACCGTAAAACTTAAGGTGCGGTTACTCAAGCATAAGGAATTCATTCCTTGGTTAGAAAGAGAAGTTGGACCATTGAAGCATAGTAAACCTATCGTTGGATGGACAGGTAGTGGATGGAAAGTGTATTATGAAGGTGTCTCTGAGGATGGGCCGCAACCGGCACCTATGATGATTACTGTAGATATTGAAGATGAGAAAAAAGCTCTGTGGTTTGCATTGAGGTGGTCATAAAAAGCCAAATATGAAAAGCTTTGGAAAAAGAAGTGTTGATTGAGACTTTTATTTAACCTCAAGAAATGTTATAATAATATTTAGAATATTTGTTTTGTAAGTGTTATGGAGAAAAATAATGGATTGTATGATAGATATTGAGAGTTTAGATACAAGCCCTTATTGTGTCATTCTGACTATAGGGGCTGTGCTATTTGACCCGAAAGGTAACGGAGTAGTTGAAAAACTAGAACTCCGTCCTACGATAGAAGAACAAACAGAAAAGTTCAACCGAGTTATTAACGATGATACTATTCGTTGGTGGAGCGAACAGAGTCCCTCTGCATTAGAAGAAGCAATGAGCGATAGAGATAGAATTTCTTTCAAAGAAACAATGGAAAAACTCTACAAGTTTTGTTGGAATCGTAGAGCAGTTTGGAGTAACGGTGCAGGATTCGATGTTGTTGCTATGGAAACAGCATTTAGACAGTTAGACATGCCTATACCGTGGCCCTTCTATACCGTTAGAGATACTAGAACTCTTTATGAAATTGCTAATGTTAAACTAAAAAGCGGCGGGCATGTGACGAGCCATAAGGCAATTGAGGATGCTGAGCGGCAGGCAGTGGTTGTGCAAGAAGCATACAGGAAGTTAGGCCTTAGTAACTAATTAAAGGAAATTTAGATGAAGTTTAATTCTGATGTGGACATAGATTTGGGAGATAGAAATAAATTATTGACCGTAATCAAGCACATCCCTGCTAGTATGCGTAACGCCAATCCTATTAGAAAACATGCTACCGGGGTACATGTTACAGAAATACCATACGACCCCGTTAATAACATGGCTGCTATTGATTACAAAGAAGCAGAGAAGCGCGGGTATTTTAAGTTAGACTTACTGAACGTGCATGTCTACGAGCAGGTTAAAAGTGAAGAGCACCTACTAGAATTAATGAAAGAGCCAAATTGGGCTAAGTTGAGTGATCCTATCTTTGTAGAAAAGTTGATTCATCTGAGTAATCATTATCAATCGATTAGAAAAATGCCTGAGATTATTAATAGCATTCCTAGACTTGCGATGTTCCTAGCAATAATTAGACCTAGTAAGAAGCATTTAATAGGTTTACCGTGGAAAGAGATAGCAAAGACAGTGTGGGAAAAAGATTCTACTGGCTATCAGTTCAAGCAGTCCCATAGTTTGGCCTACGCGCAACTAGTAGTAGTTCATATGAACTTGCTGAGCGAAAACAAAAAATGAAACCAAGAATTGAAACAACTAGTTCTTATCCTGTAAGCATTTTTATTGCAGGGAATTACACACATGCGTCTATGTGCGCTAGAACATATTGTGATACGGTAGGGCATTGTGTCACAATCACCCCTACTAAATATTTATATACTGGCGGGGAAGAAGATGGGGTAATCATTGGATTTATTAACTATCCTAGATTTCCCTCGGACAAAGAAAAAATAATGCAACATGCAGTGTCCTTAGCAAATAGATTATGTGATGTGTTAAAGCAGCAATCTTTTTCTATTCAGACACCGGAAAAGACCGTTTGGTACAGTTACAGAGACGAGGACGCAATCAATGAGTAAATTGTTGTCAGAAAATGACCCTATCCTATTAGAAATCAGCGAATCTTGGGATTTTGAGACAGACGGGGATCCTAATGACATTATTCGTGACATGATTAAGACCATGTTTGAACACAACGGAATAGGGTTATCCGCAATTCAAGCAGGCATCAAAAAGCGCATCTTTATTATGGGAAACGAACAGAATCTAGTAGCCTGCATTAACCCAAAAATTCTAGAAAAACATGGAGAAGTTCGTGATGTTGAGGGTTGCTTAAGCTTCCCCGACCTTTGGATGCACGTAGCCCGAGCAGAAAAGATTAAGGTAAAATATCAAGATATCAGAGGTATGACAGTTGAACGGGAATTAGAAGGGCTATTGTCTAGAGTTTTTCAACATGAATATGATCATTTGAACGGTATTTGTTTTGTTAATAAAGTTGGGCCGGTAACGCTTGAACGGGCTAAAGAGAAAAGAAAGAAAAGATTAAGGCATTCTCTTAACTAGGGTGATACTTTTTCGCTTTATTCGACGCTTGTTGATGTCAGAGATGCTAACGACTGGACCGTGAATAATAGTTAGATTTTTGTTCATAAATGTACGTAAGTACGTTCTAAAAGGGTCCCATTCTTGCTTTAAAAACAGATTTATGGGTATAGTTCTATTGCTTTCCCACCACCAAGCATCACCAAGATGTAAGAATTTCTCTCTTATAACGGATTCTACTATAGAACCGTAGTCGTATATTGTAGTTACTAGTTCGTCTCTATTTTGCACTATACCTACGTAATCTTGTCCGGCATAGGTACACACCGTAATAAAAGGGTGAGTGTCGCTCAATTTCGTGAAAAAATCTTTGTCTGCCATTATTATGTTTATTTACTCAAAATTGCCCATTGTTAATAATTTATCTGAATAAATACTTACAAGGAGTGGCAATCAGTGTATACAACCGCAGTTTTTTTATATACCCAGCGTAACATAGTTGTTGTACTATCAGGACCATCCCCAAGGAGATTCATGCCAGTATATTCTAAACCTCTCACCTTACACAAAGGTGTAGATAATCAATTACAATTTCAATTCTTAAATCAAGAGCAAAAACCCGTAGATGTGACCGGACTTGAAATAACTTTTAGAGCATTGGATCAAACTGGTTCTGTTATTCTATTTCAACAGACACTAACCCCTGTATTCTCTGCCACTGGCATAATGCAGCTTAATTTAGATTTAAGTACGCTAGTTCCAATCACTGCTCAACAATGCTTTTATACGTTATCAATACCTTCACAAACTGGGAATGCACACTATCCTGTATATGTCGATGCACAAGCACAAGCCAGAGGTGATCTATACATAGTTAACTCGGTGTTGCCTAGTGTTGTTCCATCACTCAGCGTTACAATTCCTACAGTTCAAGGCAATCCTGGACCGTATCCCTTCACTGCTAATGATCAACCGCTGTGGGATGCTAGTGCTAATATTTGGTTCAGCAGCATCATTACTAACGACAACAACCCAATACTGACACTACAGATGCAATATTATCAGTATACTGGAAACGTTGTGGTTTTGGGTTCTTGCACGGGTAATAGTGACTGGGCACCGGTTCAGGCATTCTCATACGCTAATGTTACCGATACTAAGGGATATGTATTAGAAGGGTTCTACCCGTACGTTCAAATTGCGTTTGAAGCTAATGCTAATAATATCGCAAATGGGTTTGATACGCTATCTAACATTTACGCCAGATAACTGTACTTCAATCACATTATAGTCTATAATCAATAGATGTTTGAGATTCTATCTATTATTCCGGGCAAAAAGAAACTAACCAGTTCCGGTTGGCATAGTTTCAATGCCGTATGTTGCCATAATCGCGGACACAAGCCGGATCGTAGGATGCGCGGCGGCATTATCTTTGATGGTCCAAACAGATGGATCATGCATTGCTTCAATTGCCAGTTTAAGTGCGCGTTCACATTGGGTAGACCATTAAACAAGAATACTAGACAACTGTTGAGTTGGTGTGGGGCAGATGAGGATCAAATAACCAAATGGAGTTTTGAAAGTCTACAGCATAAAGACTTATTAGACTTTACCAATCTTCGGAGAGAAAAGAGAAAGATAAAATTTAAAGAAATGCCTCTCCCCGACGGAGAAATGTTAAACTCTGAAAATCCAAAGCACAAAGTATACATTGATTATCTGCACGGAAGGGGAATAACTAACAGTGATTATCCTTTTCTAGTGACACCAAATGCGGCTGGACGTTATAATCAAAGAATAATCATACCTTACACATTTAAGAATAAAATTGTGGGGCATACGAGCCGATTTATAGATAACAAAATGCCAAAGTTCATCAATGAACAGCAGCCAGGTTATCTGTTTGGATATGATTTACAAAAACCCAATTGGCAAGTTTGCATAGTGGTAGAAGGCATATTTGATGCACTCAGTATTAACGGGTGCGCGTTAATGCACAACACGATTAGTGAAGAACAAGCCACTCTACTTAAAACCCTGTATAGAAAGGTGATTGTTGTTCCAGATCAAGACAAGGCAGGATTAGAAATATGTGACAGAGCATTGGAATTGGGATTTAGTATAAGTATGCCCAATTGGGGTGTTAAAGATGCTAATGACTCCGTAGTAAAATATGGCAAGACAGCTACTATGCTAAGTATTTTGCAGAATGAAACTACCAGTAAGATTAAGATAGAAATGCAAAGAAAGAAAATTGATAAACGTAATAAATTATGAAACGATATCACTTTGATAATTGTAAGGATTAGGAAATTTAATGATAAAAGATTATAATATTGATGTACAGACACTATTCTTACGTATGATGGTAACTAACTCCGAGTTGTTTACTCGCGTTATCAATATCATGAATGCAAAGAATTTTGAACGCACTATCAGACCAGTTGCAGAGTTCATTGTGGATCATACAGAAAAATATAGTATGATGCCAGATCCAACACAGATCAAGGCTACGACTGGAGTAGACATTGAACCAATTCCCGAACTAGGTGAAGGTCATTATGATTGGTTTCTAGAAGAGTTTGAACAATTTACTAAGCGGCAAGAACTTGAGAGGGCAATTCTTAAGGCAGCGGATCTTCTTGAACAGGGAGATTTTGATCCGGTAGAAAAACTGATCAAAGATGCAGTACAGATTAGTCTACAGCGTGACATGGGTACAGACTATTTTGCTGACCCCAAAGAGCGTCTCAATAGGTATTTCAATCAAGGCGGTCAAGTAAGCACTGGCTGGCCCCAATTAGACCGTGTGATGTATGGTGGCATGAGTAGAAAAGAATTAAACATCTTTGCCGGTGGTTCTGGTTCTGGTAAATCCTTGATTATGATGAATCTTGCATTGAATTGGTTACAGCAAGGATTGAGCGGTGTCTATGTCACTTTGGAATTGTCTGAAGAACTGACCTCGTTAAGAACTGACGCGATGTTGACTAATATGAGTACTAAAGAAATTCGTAAAAGTATTGACGACACCGAACTTAGAGTAAAGATGGCTGGGAAAAAGTTTGGTCAATATCGTGTAAAGTCATTGCCAGCGCAGGCTAATGTTAACGACATCAGAGCGTTCATTAAGGAAGTACAGATACAAACTGAGATTAAAGTAGATTTCGTGATGATTGATTATCTTGATCTAATCATGCCTGTATCAGTCAAAGTAAACCCCACAGATCAGTTTATCAAGGATAAGTATGTTTCAGAAGAACTTAGAAATCTAGCGAAAGAACTTGGAGTTCTTATGGTGACTGCATCTCAGTTGAACAGAAGTGCAGTTGAGGAGATAGAATTTGATCACAGTCATATCGCAGGTGGTATCTCAAAGATCAATACTGCTGACTTTGTATTTGGTATCTTTACTTCTAGGTCTATGCGTGAGCGGGGAAAGTATCAGATACAGTGCATGAAGTCGCGTAGTTCGACGGGTGTAGGAATGAAAATTGACTTAGAATATAATATAGAAACTATGCGTATTACTGACGAAACGCCAGATGAAACCGTAAAAAGTGATTCCCCTAGTCAAATTATGAACAAAATTAAGACGGTTTCTACTATATCTAGTAGCACGGAACCCGAAATCAAAAAGATTGTAGCCGATGTTCAGAGTACTAAGTTAAAGAGTTTGCTCAATCAACTAAACAAATAATTCCTCAAAGTTCCGATAAATACTTCATAGGACCTTTGTATGCAGAAAAAAACTAGAAGTCTGTTGGAAGAATTGGAGGCTATTGGCAGTAACCGTGATATTAATCATATCATAGAAAGCCGTGCTAACAATGTCATTGCCAGCGCCATAAATTTACTAGAACTGATCAGTAAGCATTATCCCGGCGAAAAAGCAGAAATTCTAGAAAAGAAGCTATTGAGTTCCATAAAGAGCAAAGACCAAGATAGGTTTTCTAAGTCTCTGAGGAAAAAAAATGAGATTTAACGAAATTTATGAAGCCGGTGATCCTAATAAGCCAGACATAGGTCCGGGCAGGGTAAAAGTTCCTCGTTTTAAGCCGGACGTTGCGGGAAGAGGTGGACCCAATTGGATAAACAGCAAGCTTCATAATATGGCTACCAACATAGCGGCTGCCCGAATGGCAGCTGAACCATTTCATCCTGAAGATGAACAGGGTGATGCGTATGCTAGAGCATACGGCACAGGATCGACACTTAATGTGTCACCAAAAGAACTGGCTGCAAGACGAAAGGATATTAAACGTAAGTTAGCGGCTGAACAGTTTGTAAAAGCGGCAACACGTAAATTTTTACAGCGCATAGATAGAGACAAACAAGATCATCTTAACGATCCAGACAATCCAACATTTGTTTGGCCAAACACTGAAGAAGAATGGAAGAGATGGATAGATTACGAAATTGAAAAACTAGCAACGTCTTCTCAAGATAAAACATCAAAAAAATCATCACCATCACTCCCTTTTAAAATTTTGGATTATGACACATTAAGCACTGAATTTGCAAAAGCCGCTATGAATAGCCGAATAAATCAAGATCCTACAGTAGGCGCAGCGGACGATTATGAACTACAAAGAATACTAGGCAAAATAAGTGAAAAGGTATATGACTATCTAGACCCTCCTGTCGACAGGACTAAGGAGCATCCCGGCATTTCTGCCAGAAGAACTGCCGTTAGACCAAAAGAGCCAAAAGAGCGTAGAAGTCAAGCTTCTACGGTCCCTAATCCATCAAACCTTAATCCAGTAGACCCATCGGAACAGCAACCTGCAGCAGCTCAAACATTCAAATGGGGAGGAGAGCAATGGACTAACGGGCCCAATGGATGGACTAATTCTAAAGGTAGAACAGCATCAGCTAATGATGCAACAGTATTAAATCAGGCTATGTCGCAACAACAAAATCCAGCTCAACCTAGACCTGGGTATGGCCCTAAAAATAGACCTGCGCAAGCACAACAACCGGCACAAGCTGCACAAGCACAACGACCGGCACAACCTGCACAAGCACAACAACCGGCACAACCTGCACAAGCACAACAACCGGCACAAGCTGCACAAGCACAACGACCGGCACAGGCTGCACAAGCACAACGACCGGCACAGGCTCCCGCACAATCTAAACCTGTAACACCTGTTGGACAGAAGCCTAAGGTAAAACCCGATCCTAAAAATCCCGGCAAGTTTGTAGACGCTGTTACTGGAAAACCAGTAGCTATGGAAGAACGCTTGTACAAAAGCAAACCAAATGATTTGTCAAAGAATGAACCAATGAATCTTGCCGAATCATTACGCAAACTAAGCGATAGATTAGATCAGCTAACATCTAAGAATCACATTAATGAAAGTAAAAATTCTTATAGGCATAACACCTTAAATGAAGGTGGAGCAATGCCCGGCGTAGGACCTATACATATTAGCGAAATAAATCCTACACTTACCGCTTTGCAAAAAAAGTTAGGTCTTGATTTGAAAAACAATACTTTGGGCAGTGTAGGTAAAAAAGAGTTTAGTGGCGATATAGATATTGCTGTAGACATTGATCCCGCTGAAGCGGCTAAGCTTGCTGAAAGATTAAAAACAATTCCTGAAATACTGGACCTCTCAAGAGGCTCAGTAATAAGCACTAAAGTGAAAATTGCTAATTATGATCCTAGTAAAAAAAGTCCCGATCCTACCAAACCAAGAACAGGATATGTGCAAATAGATTTTATGTTTGGTAATCCGCAATGGTTAAAAGATTTTTATCACGCGCCGTATGAGAAGGATAGTAAGTACAAAGGTGTACATAGAAATATATTAATTTCTGCAATTGCAGCGCATTTAGATAAGATAGAAAGCAAAGAAAAAATTGATGACGGCAGACCGGTTATTTCCACGAGGTGGATGTGGAGCCCAACAAACGCACTAGTGCGGATAGAAAGAACTCCAGAAAAAAATAAAAAAGGTAATGGTTACACTAAGAAGAATGACAACAGAATTATAGCAGGACCATATAGAGATCTTAATGATGTCGCAAAGCATCTAAGACTAAACAGTGCTGATAATTTGTATTCATATGAAACTCTACGAAAGGCAATGGATAAAAACTATTCGCCAAACTTGATTGATCAAATACTAAAAGATTTCGCTAATAACGATGTGATAAAAGAATTGGGCGTGCCTGAAGATATCAAAGAGTACACGTTAGAAAGTAAAGAGTGGTTCAAAAACATAAAGAATAGATTGTCTGATCTTACCGAAGCTAGAGACGCTAGCCCTCGCATCCCTCACCCGGAAGATGCAATATTTACTAGTCAAGCTGAAGCACTGAAATATGAACAAGCATTAGAAGATACGATTACTGGTGCAGATAAGATCAGCATCAAGTGGGATGGTGGTATAGCTCTATTCTTTGGTACAAGCCCGGAAGGTAAGTTCTTCATTAACGACAAGTATATGCCTGATGGTTTCTATGCATACAGTCCGCAAGATTGGGAACGATATGACACTACTATTAAAAAGTCAAGAACAGCAAGACCCGATCTTTACAACAAAATAGCAGTTATTTGGAAAGGGTTGCAGCAATCGGTGACCGACACCGGTATCTACAAGGGTGACTTAATGGATGTAAGTGACGGCAAGGCACTTCAACCGGTAAACGGCAACTTTCAATTTAAGCCAACTACTGTTACATACAATGTTCCTGCAGCCAGTCCGTTAGGAAAATTAATTCAGAATAAAGTTGGAGTAATAGTAGTACACCAGCGCAACGGCGCACCTTGGGATGGTAAGACAGGATTAGAGAACCGCAGTAACGTAGCCATTATACCTCCTAAAGCTGGAGTACAATTCAAGTTAAAGAATCCGGGTAGACTAGCAACAGATGCCCGCAATGCAGTATTACAACAAGGCCCTATTGCGGAAAAATTCTTGAACGGGATGGCAAAAACAGCCAAAGACTCGATACAAAAGTATTTTAATCATAAGATTACTAGTCAAACTAACGAAGATTTGCTGCCGTGGTTGCAGAAGGAAGTAAGCGGTAAACAGTATCAACTATTAACTGCGTATATTAAAGACAATTCTGAAGGTATGAAGGCACTAGAAAAAGTATGGAATAGCGTATACAAACTGAAAGAAAATCTAGTTTCACAGCTTGAGAAACAAGTAAGCGGGTTTTCCCAAACAATCAACGGACAGCCCGGCGGTGAAGGATTTGTAGTACCCACTAGAGCCGGCCTTGTAAAGTTAGTAAATCGTATGCAGTTTGGTAGCGCACACTTCAATAAGTAACCGCAATCCCTTAATTTTTTCAACACAGGCATAAATATTAGTATGGGAGCAGTAGGCACCCAACAAACATTAAGGAATTTTTAAAATGGCACAATTTACACGTACAAACGGTGACTTTTACCCAGTAATGAACCTTGACTATCCTGCATATTCGAATCCTGGCGTTAACGCTCTTGATTCAGGTTATGTAGTTCAGCCACAAGGCCCAAAGCTTGACTTCTTCACACTCAGTGCAGCTAGCGGCACTGGCTTCAGCCCAACTCAGGCCAATGTTATTGTTTCAACTGTTCAGCAGTTGGCAACAATTTACATTTATGAGTATGTGGACACAAGCACAGACACGCTTTCTTTCGCTGTATACCCAACAGGCGCTTGGGCAGTTGATAACAGCTACGGTGCTAACGCAAACGTAACTGCCGCTGTAATCGCAGCACTGACCTCAGCTTCAGTTGCTAATACAGTTACTGGTGCAAACTCAGCGACATTCACCACAGTTTACACTGGTCTCTAATACTAGTTTGACTGTCTGAAACAACGAACCCGGGATTTATTCCCGGGTTTTTTGCCTCTATAAATACAGCATGAATCACCTACTTTCATGTTACACATTGTTTGACATAACACAGACTAACGTGTTAAACAGGTCAAAGCCTTTAGCTAGTGATATACCTGAAATTTGGAATCATAGAAGAAGCACACAGGCTAACTTTGATACTATTTTGCAAGCAATTTCATTACGATCACAGCCTGAGATAGTTAAAATTCCTACAAAAATAAAGATCACACTTGATGACGATAAATTTGGTTTTCTTTACAAAGGCTATGACGAGGAAGAAATAGTAGCATGGACCTTTGATTTTCAAGTACAGCATCCTAGTGTGTTTAGCGACGGGATAGAAGATTTAAGTTATTTATATAGTGATTGCGACGGAGTACCCATGATAAGATGCAACACCGAATGGCATAGAGTATCTAACTTTTTAGATACCACCCCTGAACTTAGAAACATATATTTTATACACCATGAACAAGATCAATAAAGTAAAACAGTTCTTTGCTAGGGAACTATCAAAGGAAATCCAAAGTATTATGCTTTTGGAAGTATCGGACGGGAGTTATCTAGCGTTTGGAAAATACAGTATTGCTCCTAAAGACGGGTGGTATGAAATACGCACAATAAAAGAACCCTGGCGTGATCGTACTATGATATCAGATCTAAAAATAGCCGTAACTTGGTGCATATTTGACAAGCATTCACGAATACTAGAAACTAGGAGATTGCCCGAAATAGACACCGAACTAACCGGAATTAAAATAACTTTAGCTTCATTACAGCAAAAATTCAATAATTCTAGCAATTCGGCTGATAAATGCATCTATCTAGCTAAGATACAGGAAACTAAATATAAGAAATCTATGATATTACGTGAATTAAATCTGTATCTTGGAACCTCTGCTCTTTGGCAAAAAGAGAAGTTCAAGAAATTTGACCCCTCATATTCCTAGAATTCTGATAAATACACTAACAAGACTGGAAACACATTATGAAACTCAATGATTTAGACTCTAAAGGTTATGCTGTAAAAGCTCTCAAGGAAAGCTTTGACTATAAATTTGATACATCAGGATTAAACACTGGTGCAGCTACAAAGATGCTTAGAAAAGTGCAAGGTTTAAAGAAAGAAATGAAGGCAACACCTAACTTCTATGAGAATCAGAATTCACCTTCATACATGAAGCTAGTGTTTATGGAAGAAGCTCTAACTGAACACATTGTTAGTAACAAGCCGCGCGCCGCAAGAATCATCATTGAGAACGAAGAAGTAGAAAAGTCACAAGTAATCTTAGCTGCTCAAGATATAGTTGATTCTGTGCAGAAAATGATTGAAGAAACTAGTGATATGCTTGTTAAAGAATTGCCTGCACTTACATCAAGTGTTGAAAATGAAATTGGTGTAAATGAAAGCACTCAATTCAATCAGCAAGTTTCAGAAGCATTAACCGGTCTTAGCCAAGCTATGGCACAGGCTAAAGCCACACTACAGAATGCACTAAATGGGCTAACAGGTCAGGGAGGAAATCCAGAAGCATTTGCTCCACCGGCAGGCGGCGCAGCTTCACCTCTAGAGGTTCCGCCAGAGGGTGAGGTTTCACCTGAGGAAGCTCCTGAACTGCCAGCAGAAGAACCAGAAGAAATGCCAACACCTAGAGTTGGGCGTGAAAAGAGATAACAATGTATCTCTTTGAGCTAGATGAAGAACCATTAGTTGTAAAGATAATCACAGTAAGTGATCAATTGGCTACGGATGTGCAGTCGGGTAAAGTTAAACCTGATTGGACTGTGGATGAGCTATTGTCGTATTATAGAAAGTATAATATAGTTCTGAGCAAAGATGATTTGTATAACATGATTAAGCAGCCGCCGTTACAGAATTATATCACCAATATTCAGGGTGATAATGTAATATTTAAAGGTCAACAAGAAAAGCCGGCTATGTCAGGTCCTCCTCCTGCACCTGAAGATCAAAAGAAAGTCGTAGCAAAAATGGCTAAGAGAGCTGCAAAATAGCATTTGACAGATAGAATAACATTTGCTATAATTAGTTAATGTATATACCTAACAAATTTCCATATAATGCATTAGATAGAGAAACAATCAATGGTTCTAGACATTACGTAACTCCAGATGGTCACCGAGTACCTAGTGTCACAACCATTTTAGACGCAACTAAACCCGAAGAAAGCAAGAAAGCACTACAAGAATGGCGCAAACGTGTGGGTCATGCTAAAGCACAGCAGATTACTACCGAAGCAGCTAGTCGTGGTACTAGAATGCATAAGTGGCTAGAAAACTATGTTAAGACTGGCAACATGGGTGAACCGGGTACTAACCCGTATAGTGTACAGAGTCATCAGATGGCTCAACGCATCGTTGACGAAGGGCTTGTAAATTGTAGTGAATTTTGGGGTACAGAAGTTTCACTTTACTATCCTGAAATTTATGCAGGAACTACTGACTTAGTAGGAATCCATACTGGTTCAGCAGCTATTATGGATCATAAACAATCTAATAAAGTTAAAAAGCGTGAATGGATTGATGACTACTTCATCCAACTTGCGGCATATTCTAATGCCCATAATAAAGTTTGGGGGACTAATATCCGTAAGGGTGTTATTTTTATGTGTACTGCTGATAAGCAATACCTAGAGTTTATCATTGAAGGTAAAGAATTTGACAAATATTCTGACCTTTGGTTTGCTAGATTAGAAGAATACTACACTAAATTTTTGTAGTCGTTTAAGATTCTGTGAGCATAAATAAGTGTATTAGGATAAGATACACTTATGGCCATCATTCAAATTTCCCAAATCCAACAGAGAACCGGTAATCTTGTAGACTTGCCGCAACTAAATGAAGCCGAATTTGGCTGGGCATCAGACACCAAACAGTTGTTTATAGGTAAAACTGTTCCGGCTGAGAATGTTGAAGTTCTCACCGCCTACTCTAATATTGCGTTCAGTCAAATTACAGGAGCTGTTGGTAATTTAAATATTACCGCATCCGTTGCTAACGGAGAAGTGCTAACTTTTGACGGTACCAATTGGGTAAACCGAGGCGGTAATGCCGGCGGCTTTATTAATTTAGGTAATGTTGATAATGTGCATCTTGGTGGAGGGACAAGCGGTTATGTATTACAAACAGACGGCACTGGCAATCTAAGTTGGACTGCACAGACTGGGAACGGTGGAGGTAATGGTACACCCGGCGGTGCAACTACACAGATTCAGTTTAACAGTGCAGGGGCTTTTGGCGCTAGTGCAAATTTCACATATAACTCTTCTAGTTCACTATTAACAGTAAATGGCAATGCAAATGTTGGCAATCTAAATGCTAGTTCGTTGGTCAGTGCCTCATTGTTTAGTTCCAATATTGCAACAGGAACTCCTCCCTTATCAGTACAATCATCTACACAGGTGCCAAACTTATATGCGACCTATGCAACTACTGTAACAAGCGCAGCACAACCTAATATTACAAGTGTAGGTACATTAAGTACGCTTACCGTAACAGGCAATGCTAATGTAGGCAACATCGGTGCTACTAAAGGTGTATTCATTAATGTAAGCGGAAACGGTAGCGCATTAAGTTCATTGACGGGTGCTAATGTTTCGGGCGCCGTTGCATTTGCAACTACTGCCAATGGTGTAGCTGCTGCAAATATTGTAGGAGCAGTGCTAACCGCAAACGCATTATTAACAAATACCTCATCTGCTACAAGTGTATATCCCACGTTTGTCACAAGTTTATCTAATGGTTACTCACAACAGTATGTTAATTCAGCAATTAGTGCGAATCTAGCAAACGGTTCCGTAACCGCAACTACATTCATTGGCAATGTTATTGGTAATATATCCGGCAATTTTATAGTGAATGGAAGCAATACTGATGTGTTGTTTAATGATTCCGGTGCTGCAAACGCTACTGGTGGATTTACTTTTAATAAGACATCCAATCTCGTAACAGTAAACGGCAACCTAGTTTCATCTAATGCCAATTTAGGAAACTTAGTAATTGCTAACCACTATCAAGGTGTAATAGAAACACCAGCTCAACCAAATATCACATCGTTGGGTACCTTAAATATATTGAATGTAGCTGGCGTCGTAACTGCACCAATATTCCAAGGTGCATTCAACGGAGACGGTTCGGGATTGAGTACATTGTCCGGCGCTAATGTCACCGGTGCCGTAGCATACGCAACAACTGCTAATTCAGTTGCCGGAGCTAATGTATCGGGTACCGTAGCAAACGCTAACAACTCATCGTATTTGGGCGGCGCACCAGCAGCAAGTTATTTGTTGACTAATGGAACAGGTGCTGGATTAAGTGCAATTACTGGTGCCAACGTCACTGGTTACGTAGCAAATGCAACTTACGCCAACACTTCAGGTAACGTATCTCATGGCATATTCTTTAGTAATAATGGATTGGGCGCCGGTTCAGGTATTGGTTTTGATGGAACAGCCACTACTACTATTAGTTACAATACTATTGGTGCGTTAGGAGTTGGAAACTTCACTGGATCAAATCAATTGTTAGCCCCGACCGGGTATCAGGTTCTTCCCGGTGGCCTCAAGATGGCTTGGGGTATGACGCCAACCCCAGCTATTACTAACTCTTATCCAGGCGCAACGGTAGTATGTCCTTTTGCAACGGGAGTAAACTTTACTCAAGTATTTTCAGCGCAGGCTACTTTAATTAATCCATATGGCGACAATGGACAGGGTGCATATTACGATGTATGGGCACAAGTGGTAGGCTTCACCACTGCCAGTGTGCGGGTAATGGTGCAAGGATCAAGTGGTTCCTCCGGTGGTTCTTGGAATATATACTACTTGGTTATTGGAAAATAATAGTTTTTTGATAAATACTTCGTACACTCTCATAGTGAGAGTTTATGCAGTACCCACTGCGTAGTGGTTAGAACCCACACCATTTACAGGAGAAAATCAAATGGGACGTCCTTTAAAAATCGCTAAATCGCAAACAGTATTAACAATTACAGCAACAGGTTCCGGATTAGGAGCTGCTGTAACAGTATCACAAAACTTGACTACAACTCCAACTGTTGGTGTAGCAGCAGGTATGCCCTTTATCCCAGCAACAACAGTTGGTGGATTAGTTGGCGGCACTACATATTACATTAATGCTATTACTGGTAATCACACATTTACTGTGTCAACTACACAACTAAGTGTTCAACCGCAAGTACTAGCAACATTGTCAACTACTTCAGCACAAACAGTTAAAGCAACAGTTGGCTTAGTTGACTATGCATTTAACAATCCAAATAACTCAAATACATCAGCACCATCGGGTTCTAATGCATCGTTTGGTGCTGTAGGTGGTAACACTGCACAATACGGTAAGCAGACTCTAGTTGCAGTTGCAATTGGTCAGAATGGTATGGCTGGTGGTGGACTTGCAACAGACAGCGGAAGCTCACAATTCTTTGCTTCAGTTGACTCGCTTGCTAACATAGCAGCAGGTACAGTGATTCAGGCAAACGTAGCAAATATCAATGGTACTTCTACTGATTTGGTTACTCTTGGTACGGTTGCTACAGTCGATGCCGGTGTATTACTTGCAA